CTATTCAGCGCCCGATGCTTGCCGAATCGAAGCAATTCCGGCTTTGGCTTCTTCGATCCTTTGTGTGAGCGCTTTCACAATCCGAGCGCGGCCCGCTACCATTCGCGCCCGAGTCCCTGGCAAATCAAAATCGAGGTCAATTTCCTTCCGTAGGCATCGGAGCAGCTCGACTTCCAAATCGACGGTGTCTCCCGCGTCCAGCAATGCCGTCACGGCCTGAATCTCTCGCTCGCTGTATGCGATCCGTAGCTGTGTAGCACGGTCTGCCAGTGTCTTCTTTGACTGCTCATGGGTCGCGATTAGCTGCGTCGTTCTCTCGAAGGCTGCCGCGTCTGGGTGATCTCCGGAAATCATGGCGCGCTGCGAAGCGTACAGCTCTTGTTGCGTTTCATTGTCGCGAGCATGTGCGGTCTCGATCGCGACGATCTGCGCTCGGATTTGATCCAGCGCGAACCGTTCCCCAGCGACCAGTACCCACAGCTCTCGAACCTTCTGCAAGTAGTTCATCATCGCGGCCAACGTCTCCGCGTCCGAGATGAGAAGCACCTTTGTCATGTGCGACAACGCTGCGCTGTATTCCCCGTGAATCTTCGCCGTCTGCGTTGTGCCGTCGAGCATCAGCCCGATGCATTGCGTCACCGAGCTGCATCCCTCCGTCGCGGGCAACAAGATATCCCGCTTCAACTGCATCACTCGCTCTTTGTCGGCGCGACGCTCCTCGGCCGCACGATCGGCAGCTCGTTCCCGCGCATTAGCTTGGGCCGTGAGATATATGCCGCCGATGCCGATAACCGCCACGACCGTATCAGACGCGAGTTGCAGCCACTTGATGATCCAGAGCGCGACAAGCGCTCCGACCCCGTATAGCACCACCTTGTATTTGTTGGTCATGGTTCGTTGGTGTTGTGAATGTCAGTTAATAACGTCGACACGGTACGCACCGGTTACCTCAAGGCATGCCATAGTCAGCCCCGCTCGAAGTATCTCATCCGCAAAAATCCGGCAGGGGTCGGGAAAAAGGTAACCGAGGTAACCGACCCTCAAAAACTGGCTGTGGCCCCTTACCAGCAAAGGCTTTGTGAGATTTAGACAAAAGGTAACCAGCAGAATCCTTTATCCATGCGGGTTTCTAAGCGATTTTTTGGAGTGGTTACCCCGGTTACCTTTTCCCCGACACCCACAGTAAAATAGCCTCGCTCGTTGAGAGTCGGTCGCGGGTCAGATCCCCGCCGGCTCCACCAAACACCTGACCGTCAACGACAACGAACGACAGTCAAAAATCTAGTAAGAACGGGCCTTCGGGCCCGTTCTTCATTTCTACGCCATTGTCGGTGATTGTCGTTGGTTGTCGCGAAAACGGCACGTAAACGGCACGCGAACGGGGGGGCAAATGCAGTTGGGAAAGCTGTGGCGAGATCCGGTGGTGTCTGGTCTGATGGTCGCGGGAATTGTTGGAGCGCTCGGTGCCTGGAATTTGGATACCCTCGTTAAGTGGGCCAGTGCGGCTACCGGCTGGTTATCAACGGCCATTTCGGTTCCACATTGGCTTCTCGTCATAAGCGGTGTGTTTCACGCTATTCTCCTGTTCGTCATAGTCAGATTCTTGACCGCATACCTCAAAACTGAGCGGGAACCGGATTTTGTGCGGAAATTTGATTCGGGAGTTTTCCGAGAGCTTCTTTGGACCTGGGAGTGGAAAGTTAGCAGGGGCAAATATTTCCCAACGAATCTCTCGGGACTTTGTCCAAAATGTTTTTACGACATCCCGCCTTCAACCAACCAGGAGGGGGCGTTTGAGACGATGGAAATGCTCCACCACCTGACCTGTCCCAGTTGTAATTTCCAGGCAACCGTTCGGACACCACTCGGCAAACCACCGCAGCAAGTCATCTTGGCCGATATCGCTCAGGCGGTAAGAACCGGTGCGTGGAAGAACATGCGTCGCCCCCGCGCATAGGCTTGACGCATATCTGACCTGATTGTGTCTTCCATCTCGCGATAGACTCCCCAAGCGGTTCGCTAATCGATATCCAAAACATACGAAGAATCGGGGGCTGCATGAGTACGACCGGCATTGGCATCGGAGATTGGCCTACCTGGATCGCCAGCGGCGTTTCTTGCTGTTCAGCGATCATCGCGATCGCAGCCCTGTGGGTAGCGAACGTTGCCCGCAAGGATGCAGCAAAGGCGAGCGAATCGAGTCTTACAGTGGCGACTCAAGCGTGGCTGGACCAATATTTATCCGGAGTGACGCGTTGGGCCGAAGATGTGGTTCACGCTATGTCTGAGGCCAGACACATTGCACTGTTCGCCCGCAAGGCTCAGCGCCAACCGGACTTTGGCGACATTCCCACCAGACTCTCCGCTCTTCTCGACCGAGGGCGCTGGTACTTTCCCAACATGGAACACGAGGAGTACGGAGTTCAAAAGCCACACGCCTACCGAGGAATCAGGCAAGACATTCTTGAGTGCGTATTCGAGGCGTACTCCCTCGTGTCCGCCGAGGCTTCGAATTTCGACTTAGAAGCCCTGCTGTTTGATGAACAATGCAAATTCGTCAGTTGGATTCAACTGCGCCTTGACCCGCGACAACGCGACGAAGCGGCAACTCAAATTCTGGCGATGTACGACACGGCGGACCGAATGAGAACCAAAACGCCGTAAGCATTCACTCAGTGCTGAGAATGCCTGTTGGACGACAGGTATAACATGACCATCCCGTACCAGATTTTTCTGAGTTGCCTTCTTATGGTCCAAATGCCGAATGACGTCGAGACGAGTGTTAAGACCGTTGATTGCACGAATCTCGATGATTTCTGGAATCTGTTATCACCGCTAACCGGCCATTTTGATGCGCCGTCAGGGCAAGTCATTTATCGAGGCCAGCGCGACAGCACTTGGAAACTGGTGCCCGCTGTCTATCGTCAAGATGAGGTTAACAAATACAAGCGCGGCATGATGTCCACGCTCAAAGACCAGCCTGGCCAAGCGATCTTCGAGTGGTTTCTGTTGAATGGTTTCATCGAGTTTTGTGACCAGCGAGGCATGTCTGTACCCGGCGACTCCGTAGACTTCCGCAACTATTTCACCTTCGACAACATAACCCGCCTTCATGGGGCTAATAGCATTTATTGGCCGCAAGATCGTGTCGTGCCACTCATGGCTTTAGCGCAACATCACGGCATTCCAACCCGGCTGTTGGACTGGACCAGAAACCCGTATGTTGCTTGCTACTTCGCAGCTGCGTCGCACTTGATGCACTGGGAAGACAATGCCCAAAAGCTTGACGAGAGCAACGTCCACGACAAAAGCGAGACGTTGGCTGTTTTCATACTGGATGCTGGCTTTCTTGGTGGAGACGACCGGCTAAAGCACCTACGAGTGCCGGGCAGCACATCCGCCAACCTCTCGGCTCAGGCCGGTTCATTCGTCCTCGTCAACAACACCGGCTATCGAGGGGAGGAATTTACCTTTGGCGTATCTCTCGAGTCGCAACTCGCAAACGACCGCATCCGCCTCATCAAGGCAACGTTGCCAGCCGCGCTTGCAGGAGACCTGCTGCTCCGTTGTCAAAAGTTCGGCGTGTCAGCCGCATCGCTGTTCCCGGGGTACGATGGGCTGGCCCGAGCCGTGCTTGAAGAAATACTGGCGTCGGACTTTGTCAGTCGCGTTGGGACACCCTATCGAGAAGTGACCTCTTTGGCTCGGCAAGCCGACCAAGTTCGTAACCTCAAGAGGGTTTAATGCGCATGCTCGCATAGCGGACCTGATGCGTGGGCTTGGCGCATGAGACTGCACACGCATGACGCACCCTCGTATGCCCTCCCTCGCCAGTACCGGCGGGCCTCTACGGTCTGTGAATAGGTGCATAAAAAGTGTTCGATCAAGCGCGCAGGCGTGGCGGGGTCATGACCGCGCGCGCCGGCCTTTGATGGTGGGGTGCCCGCCAGCGGGTAAAACGCCGGGGGCAACGCCCTTGCCCGCCTGCACAACGGGCTGGCCCCGCCTGTCTGACCTTGCGCCTACCCCGCAACACCAGCCGGTTGTGGGGCCTCTGGTGCGGCCTCGGCTTTGGGCTACAATACTGTGCATAAACACAGTATTTGACCATGGTACGCCGACCGACTTCCCCACCGAAACGAAGGGCATTGACCACGCTCGAGCTGCGCGCGATATGGAAGCGCGCGCCGTCGCCCGAGGTGCGAGAGCTGCTATGGGAGATTCACCGGTTGCACGGCGTGCTTGTGGGATGTCGCGGCGAAATGGAGATCGTCAGGGCCGCGTGGCGCGAAGAAGTCGGGGGGTGGCTTGTCGGTATTGAGACGATGCGCTCACGGCTATTGAGTGAGCCGTGCGTGGCGGAGGCTGGGTATCACTACGAGCGTAACGCGATAGCCCAACCAGAACCGGGGACTGCGCGCGCGAGCGCGCCAGCCGCCGGTCCTGAAGAGGAATAGCCTGGCGAGTTAGGTCGCTTGCTCGCCGTCGGTCAGCGCGTAGGGTTGGAAGCGCATCACCTCGTCGCCAAGCCAATCGTTCACGGCTTTCATATCATCTTGGAGCGGAACGATTTCGTTCACGCCGAACACCTTCGCCGCCTTCTCCACGTCGCCAAAGCCCGATGTGTTATTCGGGATCACGCTCATCAGTTGCGGCGGCACACGGTGCGCGGCCAGCAAGTCGTCGCGCGTCACGTTCTTGATGTTGAAGAACTCGTCCTTCGCCGCGACCTCCGAGACCGGGATGATCTGCATGCCGTCCTTTTTTCCGTTGGGCGCGTACATGAACAGGTTGCGGAAGTTACCCGGCCCCTTCGAATCCTTCAGGGCCGTGCGCAGCGCATCGACGTCGGTCTGGCTCTGCGCGGCGTCGGTCATGTACAAGATGAAACCCGCGTGACTGCCGTTCTTGTAGTAGCGCCGGCGAAACAGCGTCGCGGACTCGTTCAGCCAGGCGGCATTAAGGGCGGAAAGGTACTCGGGCAGGCCGTACACCTCCTGCTCGATATCCGCGCCCATCAGGTGGAACACGTCGCCCTTTGCGAACTGCGACTCCTGCCCCACTTCGGGCACCCACCAATACGATTGGAGGTCGAGACTTCGACGGGTGTACTTCGTGAGCAACGCCTTGAGCGTCAGCGGTCCGCCGAGCCGGTTCTTTCTCAGCTCCAGGTAAGCGTTGCCGAACACCAGGTAATTGAGAGCGAACTCCTTGAACTCGGCCCGCGACAGGAGCTTGTGCGGAATAAACGTCGAGGCCAGGATATTGCGCTTCACGTAGATTGCCGAGCTGTGGTGCGGTGCAGCTCGAAATGAGCGCGCAAGACCTTCCCAGGATATCGGGGGTTCGTACCACTTCGACATCCGCATGCACTCGAGATACGACAGGATCTCCCGCTTATCGAGAACCGCGACAGGGTCACCGAAGGTGAAGGCTTCGACGCCTGGCATCGGTGCCGGCGCAAGCGTCGGTTTGGCTTCGAGCATCTCGGCCCCACGTGCACCGAATCGCGTGTTTCGTTTCTTGCTCACTAGTAAATCTCCATAAAGCTTTGGCCCGCGCCGGTGCTGCCATCGATGCCTTCGTTCGACATTGCGTGCATCGTTGCCCAGGCAATGTCTCCGTGACTGGCTTCTTCCGACCGGTCCGCCTTGAAAGTGATTTGCCCGCCGCCAGCGGTCATCGTCTTGCGAATCGTCATGAACGACTGCGTGATATCGGTGTGGCCGGCGTCGTATTCGAGTCGGCCCTTGCTCATCACGTCATGCGCCTTGAGTACGAGCTGCGTTTTGACGTGGGGCGAATAGGTGAAACCGACCACGCCCGGGAAGAACTTCTGCACGAGCTGGAAGACGGCGTCGCCAATGCCGGTGCGGTCGATGCCGATGAACGTGACGGTGTAGCGCTCGGTCGCCTTCTTGATCGCCGCCGCCTGCGCCTCGTAATCGAGGCCACGGAACGGGATACGCTCAAGAATGCGGAACTTGCCACCGGGCACAGCCGGCGGGGCCAGCACCACGAGTGCTGCGGAGTCCCCCATGCCGCTGGCCCCGTTCGGGTCGTAGCCGAGCCATACCTGGCGATAGCCGAACGGCCGAGCAGCGAACGGCATGAAGTCTTCCCACACCTCCCAGCTGTCGACCATGCAGCCCTGCAGCAGGCCGAATTTGAAGACGGCCAGCATGTCGTCGATGAACTGGCACAGCAGCAGGTTCGCGAAGTCTTCCGGGCCGTACTCGAGCCGCAATTGCTCCAGGTCGAACAGGTTGCAGCCACCGGCGAGCGCATCTTCCACCGTGACGATCTGACGCCACTGCCCGTCGGGTGCCAGCACGCCGCGCGCCAGCGCCTTGTGCGACAGATCCAACTGGATGCGCTGCTCCTTCGGTCTACCCTTGTTGAAGAGGGCACCACTCCAGAATCCATACGCCTCGTGCGCAAGCGTCGACGGCGTGGAGAAATAGGTTTGTCGCCAGTTCTTATGGATCGACATACCCGACGCGACTTTTCGCAGCTCGCGAAACTTCGACGTCCAGAAGTACTCATCGAAGTACAGATTGCCGTGGTAGCTCTGCGCCGTGCGGGCGTTCGTGCCGAGGAAGTACAGATTCGCGCCGCTCATCGGCAGCAGCATTGGTGAACCGCGCAGCTCGACGTCGGCTGCGTCCTTCGCGAACTGCGCAATGTACTGCTGGAAAACGTGAGCCTGCGCCTTACTTGCCGAAAGGAAAATCTGATTTCGCCCGGTGTCGAGCGCATCCATGAGCGCTTCGCGAGCGAAGTACCACGTCGCGCCGATCTGCCGACTCTTCAGGATGTTGCGGATTCGGTGCTTCTGTCCCGACTCATACCAGACGCGTTGGTAGTCGAAGATCGAATCCATGAACGCGTCGCGTAGCTGGCCGAGCTGCTTGTCGCTGATGCTGTTCTTCTCGGGCTTCTTGCGCGGCCCGCTGTTGCGGCTCGCGATCTTCGGGTTCAGATCGACTTCGTTGCCCGTCTGCTGGTACTTGTGTACACGCTGCATGCGCTCGATCTGTCGGCCGAGCAGATCGATTTCTTTAAAGTCCTTCCCCTCTTTGTCCTCCTTGCGCACCAGCTGGATCATTCGCGCCTCGAGCGATAGCTCGACGCGGTCGACCGGCGCGACCTCTTTCCACTTGTACCGTCGGCTCCAGCTGTGCACCGTCGACGGTTTGACGCCGATCTTTTCCGCGATACGCGCAACGCGCCACCCTGCGAAATACAGGTTGCGTGCCTCGATGTGAGGGGCGGTGTCGGTGGCGAGCTGTTGCGTCATGCCGACAAGGTTGCCCACGCGCGCGCGGACGGTCGACGCGCCAGTGTTGTAAGGCTTGGTGACACAACAGCATTGCGTTGCTCCGCGCGCGGCCGACGCCGAATATGGGCCATGTTGAATGCTCACCAGAGGAAAGCCCAACATGTCCAAGAAGTCGAAGTTCTTCGTCGTTGCCACCGAGGGCGACACGACCGACGGTCGCAAGATCGGTGCAGATCAGATCACGCAGATGGCTGGCAACTATGACCCGGTCAACAAGTACGGTGCACGCGTGAACATGGAACACATCAAGGGGATTTACCCCGATGGTCCGTTCCGGGCATACGGTGACGTCGTCGCACTCAAGACGCAGAAGAACGCCGAGGGCAAGTTGCAGTTGCTCGCGCAGATCGATCCGACCGATGACCTGGTCAAGATGACGAATCAGGACCGCCAGAAGGTCTACACGTCCATCGAGATCGCACCGAACTTCGCGAACTCTGGTGAAGCGTATCTGTATGCACTCGCCGTTACCGACAACCCGGCCAGCCTGGGCACGGAGATGCTGAAGTTCAGCTCCACCGCGACGAATAGCCCGCTGGCCGCTCGCAAGCAAGCGCCGGAGAACCTGTTCACGGCCGCGCTGCCGTTCACGCTCGAACTCGAAGACGAGGCCGAAGCTGGCGACACCGGCGAGGTCACCATGACGGTCAAGGGTTCCAACTCGTCGCTCATCGAGCGCTTCACCGCCGCACTGTTCGGCCAGAAGCCCACACCGACCACGCTGCCGGCGAAGAGCCCCGACGCGACCACGAAAACGGATGAGTTCACGGCCGAAGCGGCAGCGAAGGCCGGCGCGGACGCAGCCGCGAAGGTGCTGGAGCAATTCAGCGCGAACGTCACGGCCGCGATGAAGCCGGTGGCCGAGGCCATCGACAAGCTGCGCACCGATCATGACACCCTGGTTCAGAAGCTCTCCGATACGGACAACAGCGCCCAGCGCGCTGCCGCTACCGGGGGCTCCCAGTCCGCCGAGCTGACCGACTGCTGATCGCAGCCCTCACCACCACACGAAACCCACCGTACCGGAGAAACACACATGCGCAAGGAAACCCGCATCGCCTTTAATGGCTATCTGCGCCAGCTTGAAAAGCTGAATGGCGTGGATTGCGTCACCGAGAAGTATTCGGTCGCGCCGTCCGTTCAACAGACGCTCGAAACGAAGATGCAGGAGTCGACCGAGTTCCTCAAGCGCATCAACGTTATCGGCGTGCCCGAGCAGCAGGGCGAGAAGCTCGGTCTCAGCGTTGGCTCGCCGCTCGCGAGCACGACCAACACCGACGTCAAAGAGCGCGAGACCATCGACCCGACGGACTTCGATCCGAACGGATATTTCTGCACGCAGACCAACTTCGACTCGCACCTGAAGTACTCGAAGCTCGACGCATGGGCCAAGTTCCCGGACTTCCAGGCACGTGTGCGCGACGCCCTCATGGTCCGCCAGGCACTCGACCGCATGATGATCGGCTTCAACGGTGTGTCGCGTGCCGCCACATCGGACCGCGTTGCGAACCCGCTGCTTCAGGACGTCAACAAGGGCTGGTTGCAGAAATACCGTGAACAGGCACCGGCGCGCGTCATGAATCATGGCAAGACCGCAGGCAAGGTAGTCATCGGCGCTGGCGGCGACTACGCCAACATCGACGCTGCGGTCTACGACGCCCTGGAGAACCTGATTGATCCGTGGCACCGCGAAGACACCGACCTCGTCGTGCTGTGCGGTCGCGCGCTGGCGCATGAGAAGTACTTCCCGATGATCAATCGCCAGCAGCCGCCCACCGAGCAGCTCGCGGGCCAAATCATCATGAGCCAGAAGGCGATGGGCGGTCGACCGGCGGTAATGGTCCCGTTCTTCCCGGCTACCGCGTTCATGATCACCCGCTTCGACAACATCTCGATCTACTTCCAGGACGGCGCGCGCCGCCGCTCGGTCATCGACAACGCGAAGCGCGACCGCATCGAGAACTTCGAGTCGAGCAACGACGCGTTCGTGATCGAAGACTACGGCCTGGGCTGCGTGGTCGAGAACATCGAGTTCGCACCGGAGTAAGCATGCCATCACCCGCTCAACAACACTTCATGCGGGTCACCGCGGCGAGCGCCACCGCCGCCGCGGCAAACACCGATGAACCCATCGTCGCCACCGCTTACGAGCACCAGCTGATGCAGCTGGCGCAGGACAAGCGGCAATTGAGCGGCATCCAGTCCACGGAAAAGAAGGCAGACGCCAAGCGCGAGATGCTGCCGAAGTACGACGCCTGGGTCGACGGCGTGCTGTCGAGCGGGCGCGGCGTGCAGGACGACGTCGTTATGAACGTCCTCGTGTGGCGCATCGATGCAGGCGATTACGCCGGCGCGCTGCCCATCGTCGCGCATGCCATCGAGTACGGGCTGAAGATGCCCGAGCCGTACACCCGCACGACTGCCTGCGTCATCACGGAGGAGTACGCCGACATGGCGCGCAAGGTCCGTGGTGGCGGCGGCGAGGTGGACGTCTCGAGCCTGCTCGCCGTGGCACGCATGACCGACACACAAGACATGCCGGACCAGGTGCGCGCAAAGCTCTTCAAGGAAATCGGGCTTGCCCAGATCGAGACGGACCCGCCGGCAGCGTTGGCGCGTCTGAAACGCGCGCTCGAGCTGAACAAGAACGTGGGCGTCATCAAGGAAATTGAACGCCTGGAGACGAAGCTCCGAAACAAGAATTCCACCGACACCGGCGACGCCGGTAGCGGTTGACACCGAGCGTACCCCGCGCCGGGCGGCAGGGGGCTGACGCAGGCTTGATCGCCCACGCCGACGCTCCCTCCACCGCCCACTACCCAACGGAACCATCGTATGTCCTTCCTCGCACCCGCACCGACCAATGACGCCGGCGAGACCGTCAAGAACGACGGATTCTTTCCGGATATCGATCTCACGACGATGCGTGACACACAGCGTCTCGACGGCACCGTGACGGAACCGCGCCTGAAGTCTGAAGTCATCGAGGCGGTCTTGTACGTCAACGGGGCATTGTCGAGCTGGCGCGCGCAGCGCATGGCCGAAGGCTGCGCAACGCTTGCCGACGTGAAGATGGTCGGGGGGCAGGCGGTACCGGAAGTCGCGGGCACGACGGCGTATGTGCTTCGGTACACCCGCGCTGTCTTCTGCTGGGCACACGCCAGTCTGATCGAGCGGTACCGGAATTTCGACGCGACGGCCACCGCCCGTAAGGAAGACGACGTAACCCGCCCAGGTGCCGACGAGCTGCGCCGCGATGCCAATTGGGCCATCAACGACATTACCGGCGCGACGCGCTCTACCGTGGAGCTGATCTGATGCGCGTGCGAGCGATGCAGAACGAGACCGTTGATGCGATCTGCTGGCGCGTCTTCGGCCGCACGCAGGGCGTGGTCGAAGCGACGCTCGCGGCAAACCCCGGCCTGGCCGACCTAGGCCCCATCCTGCCTCACGGCCACCCGATCGATCTACCCGACCAACCCGCACAGGCTGAGAAAAAGACCGTGCAATTGTGGGACTGACCATGACTGAACCTGTTACCACCAACGCCACGGTCGCCACGGCCGGCGTCGCCCTGATCTCGCTGTTTCCCGGCGTCGATGCCGCCGTGGTCATGGGGGCCTTTGCCGGCGCTGGTGTCTTCGTGCTGGCCTCCGATGACCTGGCACCGTTCAAACGCCTGGCGTTCTTCCTCATCTCCTTCGTGGCCGGTTGTCTTTCCGCCAGGCTGAGCGCTGACCTGCTCGGCTGGGGACTACCCGAGCGCATTGCCGTCAACCCGGCTGTCGGTGCGCTTGTCGCTGCCGCCGTGGTCATCAAGCTTTTGCTCTGGCTCATTCGCCGCGCGGAGAACCCCGACAAGCTGCTCGACACGTTCAAGGGAGGTCCGAAATCGTGAACACCCTCGAAATCATCAACGCGACGCTCTGTGCCGCGATTGCCATGCGCCTGATGCTCTTCCGGCGCGCGGCAGGCAGTCACCGACCAGCCGCCGCCTGGCTCGCCTATGTGCTGACGCTCGCAACCGCCTCGGTGCCGATTCGCGTCATCTTCGGCGCACACCCTGCGGTCGACGTCACCACCGTGGCAATCGATGCGGTGCTCTGCCTGGCTGTGTTCGCCGTGCGCGGCAACGTGGTGGATCTGTTCCGGTGTAGCGCCGGCGAAGAGAACCCCATCACTCGAATTCTGAGGAAGGTCAATGACACCGCTCGATAACGTACTTCGCGAGGGCAATCACGGCGCGGCCGTGCGCGCCCTTCAAACGTCGCTCAAGGCATTCGGCGCGGCCATCGACGCCGACGGCTGGTTCGGCCCCGTCACCACCAGCGCTGTCATGGACGTGCAGCAGCACTTCGGCCTTGTAGTCGATGGAATCGTCGGAACGAAGACTCAACAGGCGCTCGCCGCTGGCGCTCGTGCGCCGGCACACCTGACCAGTGCCGACCTTGTCGCAGCTGCCGACAAGCTCGGCGTCGAGCTGGCCGTCGTGCGCGCTGTCAACGAAGTGGAGAGCCGGGGCTGTGGGTTCCTGTCCGATGGCCGGCCCGTCATCCTGTACGAGCGCCACGTCATGTACCGGGAAGTCGGCTCTGCCGGACTTGATGCCGCTACGCTCGCGAAGCGCTACCCGAACTTGGTCAACCCGAAGAAGGGTGGTTACGTTGGCGGTGCGGGCGAGCATAAGCGGCTCGCTGACGCATGCACCATCGAGCGTGCGTGCGCGCTGTCGTCTGCGAGCTGGGGCGCATTCCAGATCATGGCGTACCACTGGAAGCGTCTCGGCTATGAGAGCGTCGAAGCGTTCGTGGATCTCATGCGCACGGGTGAGGCCGCCCAGCTCGACGCCTTCGTTCGCTTCGTCCTGGCAGATCCTGCTCTTCTCAAGGCCATGCGGGCGAAGAAGTGGACCACTGTTGCCGAAATCTACAACGGTTCCAGCTACGCGCAGTACCTCTACGACGTGAAGCTGCTGCGCGCGTTCGACAAGTACAAAGCGCTGGAGGTGACAGCATGACTCTGGTCGGAAAAGCGTTAGCCGCATTGCTGACGGTCGCTTGTGCTGCTCTGCTCCTCTCCGTCCAACAGTTCCGTCTTAACGCTGCCGAGCACCGCGCCGACGCGGCCGAGCAAGAGGCCAAGCAACTGCAGGTCGATTTGAACGACGCGCGCGAAAACCCAGTAGTCATCACGCAGTACGTCGACCGAGTGCGGGAAGTCCGCGTCAAGGGCGACACGATCATCCAGAAGGTACCCCTCTATGTCACTGCCCAAGCTGATGCTGCTTGCATTGTGCCTGTCGGCTTTGTGCGCCTGCACGATGCAGCAGCAACCAACACCGCGCCTGACGATCCCAGCGATTCTGATGCGCGACCCTCCGGCGTTGCGCTCTCTACCGTCGCCGCAACCGTTGCCGACAAGTACACCTCCTACCACGAACTCGCAGCCCGCTTCGACGCCTTGCGCGACAAGCTGCGTCGCAGCCCCTACGTAAGGATCGAAGAAGAGAGTGTCACACCGTGAAGAAGCCCAACGCTTTACGAGCCGCCCTGGTCGAGAACAATCCCTATCTGCGGCAGAACCCCGGCAAGCTGCACATCTTCGTGGATCACGGTCGGCTTGAGGCCAGCAGCGAAGCGGGTAGATTGGGATCAAAAGGCGGTTCGTTTCGCTATAGCTACACGCTCAACATCATCGTCACCGACTATCCCTACGACTCGCCCACGCTGATGATGCCGATAATCGCGTGGGTCCGTGATTGGCAGCCCGAGCTGCTGGCGAATCCTGACAGGCAACGCGACGGCATCAAATTTGAGGTCGACATTCTCAACGACGCGGCCGCTGACGTCTCTATTGAAATCCAACTGACGGAAGCGGTCGATGTGCAATACGTCGAGGGCAAGCCGGTAGCGTCCTACCGTCCGGAGCCGATGCTCAGCGACCAGGTTCGTGCGTTCCTCGGAGTTGACTGATGGCAGGCGACATTCGCGAGCTTGACGCCTGGGCGGTTTCATTGCTCAACTCTCTCGATCCGACCGGCCGTCGTACGCTCGCGCGGCAGATCGCTGGTGAGCTGCGCCGCCAGCAGCAAGCACGCATCTCAGCCCAGACGAATCCGGACGGCGAGCCTTACGTGCCTCGCAAGCCCCAGATGCGTGCAAAGGCCGGACGCGTGCGACGAAAGATGTTCACCAAGATTCGCACAGCGCGCTACCTCAAGATCGAAGCCACGTCAGATAGCGCCGTCGTGAAATTCACCGGCGAAGTGCAGCGCATCGCGCGCGTTCATCATTTCGGGCTTCGCGACCGTGTCGAGCGGAACGGCCCGACAGTCCAATACGCAGCGCGCGAACTTCTTGGCATCACCGACGGCGACCAAGCGGCCATTGCGGACCTCGTTCTGAAGCACATCGCCAGATAGTCGTATCACTGGCCTGCGGACAACCGATCAACTGCTGGAACGTGTGCCCCGAACATGCCGTGCAAACAAAAGCATGTGTGTTCGTACATCTTTCGGACATTCCTATCCCCAGACAAGATTCCATCGAAATACGTTGCGTAACCGACCAACGTCATATCGACAAAATCATTTCTGAGATTAGCAGCGCTGCGGTTCGCAAGTGATCCTAGTGCATACAGCCTCACGCCGTGCAGGTACACTGCCGTTGCTACTCTAAATATGGGCATATTTGCGGCTTCTTTCAGTGATGCCAGACGTTTTCCCATACCCGCCGCGCCTATCATGAACGCCGTAAGCTCAAGGATGCTATTCCCGATCTTGTCTCGCATTTCGTCGCTATATCCCGACTCGTTGCGAAACGCGGCTCGCTCTTGGGGCGAAAAAATTTCAGAAAAGGTTGTCAGCGCCTGACGCATTTCCTCCGCACCAAATTGGAGCTTCGAGAAATGTTCGCGAGCAAATTTTGCGTGCCTCTCAACTGCGCTGACGTATGCGGGATCTCCATTCACCGCCTTCTCTAGGGCATCAAGAAACTTCGGAAATTCTTCGCTCTGGGTATCATCAATTAACCTTCTTTGCAGACCGGCCAACTTGCCGTGCATGAATTTCAGCTTTCCTCCCCCCTTTAGGACGAGAACTTGACGCGGGAAGTCCTTAAGCACCGACATTGATTCAGCCATGGTCTTGATCGCTTGGTGCTTATATGCTTCCATAGCGACAACATCAGCGAGGACTGCTAAGTTCTTGGGTGACTCTGAAAGAAACGTGCGCAGGTCATCTGTTCTCAATTGATTGCTATCAATAAGGATCTTCGCCACCTTGCGCTCCAATAGGGATTGAATAAGTCGGGATTTTAAACAGGCGCTGCAATTTACCGCCGAAATTCCTCCGTAGTGTTGTGCTGGTCGCTCACACAACTCCAATCCGGTGACTCCTTCCCGCGCGCGCGGCATCCTGCTTTCATGGATGCCGAACACAACCGACTCATCGCCAATCTGATCGCCACGGGCACCGTCGCAGAGGTCACCTATAAGCCCCTGCGTGTGCGCGTGCAGATTGGCGAGCGCCGCACCGACTGGCTCGCGTGCATTCAGCCGGCCGCTGGTCGCGTGCGCATCTGGTCCCCGCTGAGCAAAGGCGAGCAGGTCACGGTCTTCTCTCCGAGCGGCGAGACCGGCAACGGCATTGTGCTGCGTGGTCTGCCGTCTGATCTCATCCTTTCCCCGTCGGAAGATCCCAACGAGTTCCTGATCGATTTCCCAGACGGCGCGCGCATCGTCTACAACGATGCCACCAGCGCGCTCAACGCCACCGGAATGAAAACGGCGACGGTTAAAGGTAGCGAACTCGCGACGGTGGATTTTCCGAAAGCCAACTTCACCGGTGACGTACATGTAGCCGGTACGCTCACCGTCGAGAAGCTGCTGACCTACAACGGAGGGATGTCCGGACAAGGTGGCGAGGGTGGGAAGACCGTCATTCAGGGCGATATAACCCACGAAGGCGGCAAGCTGTCATCGAACGGCGTCGTTGTAGACGAGCACGATCACGGCGGCGTCCAGCGTGGCGGCGACAACACGGATGGCCCGAACAAATGACCTACCTCGGTGTAAACAAAGTCGACGGCTCGAATCTGAGCGACCTGGACCACATCAAGCAATCCGTGTCGGACATTCTGACGACGCCCGTTGGCTCACGGGTCATGCGGCGCGAGTACGGCTCCATCGTGCCCGAGCTGATCGACCAGCCGAGCAACGACTACACCCGAATGCTGATTCAGGCCGCCTGCGTCCTTGCGATTACGCGCTGGGAGCCGCGCCTGTCTCTCACCCGACTCACGTTCAACATCGGCACCGGCGACGACATTGGCAAGGCCACCGTGGACTTTGAGGCGGATCGCATCGACGGCGGACGCGATTCGTCGCCTGTGTCCGCCAGCATTACGTTGGGACGAGGTGTTGCATGAGCGCTCTTATCGACTTCTCGAAGCTGCCCGCCCCTGATGTTGTCGAACAGCTCGACTTCGAGACAATCCTGAACGCCCGGAAGGTAAGCCTGCTCTTACTGGTGCCCGAGGACATGCGTGCGGCTGTCGCGGCGACGCTTGAGCTTGAGTCTGAAATGCTGACCAAGCAGCTGGAGGAAAACAGCTACCGCGAAACAGGATGGCGCCAGCGCGTGAACGAGGCGGCTGAGGCCATCATGCTGCCGTATGCGAAAGGGAACGACCTGGACAACCTGGTCGCCTTCTTCGAAGTTGAACGGCTGACCATTGTTCCGGCCAACCCTGACGCGAACCCGCCCATCGAAGCCGTCTACGAAGACGATGATGCGCTGCTCGAGCGCGCTCAAAACGCCTATGAGGGCCTGTCGATCGCTGGCCCGACGAAAGCGTACGAGTTTCATGCGCGCTCGGCGGACGGACGCGTGGCGGACGCGTCATGCGTGAGTCCGGAGCCATGCGACATCCTGATCACGGCCCTGGGCGCTGCCGATGACGGCACCGTTCCCGAGGAAGCGCTTGCCGCCGTCCGGACGAAACTCAGTGAAGAGGATCTGCGCCCCGTCGGCGACCGCGTTACGGTGCAGGCCGCAAGAGTCGTCCTGTATGAGATCGACGCGGACCTGATCGTGGCGGACTCCAGCCCGGAGAAGTCGCTCCTGCTCCCGGCCGCAATGACCAACGCCAAGGCGTATGCCAAGGCACGTCGACGCCTAGGCCAGAGCATCTATCGCGCGAAGATCGACGCGGCGCTGGGCGTCGAAGGCGTGGACAACGTCGAGATCCTGCTGCCGGCCGCCAACATCGCCCGCAACAAGGAAGAGGCAGCGATCTGCACGCGCATCACGCTACGGCTGAAACAAGAAGACGGGACGCTGCTCGGTTCGACGGTTGCGGAACTCGTGGCAGCGCAATGAAGAAATCGCTTCTCCCCGCCAACGCTACTGCGCTCGAGCGTGCGGTGGCCGTCGCGCTCTCCGACATTGAGCGTGTGCCTGTGCCCCTGCGCGATCTGTGGAATCTGCGCACGTGCCCCGTCGCTCTCCTGCCGATCCTGGCATGGACAGTCTCTGTCGACCGCTGGGACGACGCCTGGCCGGAGGCGACGAAACGTGAAGTCATCCGCAAGAGCTTCTGGTTGCATAAGCGCAAGGGCACCATCACGGCGCTACGCCGTGCCGTCGAGCCGCTGGGCTACCTCATCGAGGTCATCGAGTGGTGGCAGGAAAAGCCCGTCGGCCGGCGCGGCACCTTTCATCTGCGCATCGGAGTACTCGACACCGGCATCACCGACGAGATGTTCAACGAGCTGGTGCGCGTCATTGACGACGTAAAGCCCGCCAGCCGCCACCTAACCGGAATGAATATCAGCCTCGAGCTTCGGGGCTATCAGTACAACGGCGCGGCCGCGTATTTCGGCGAGGAGCTTACGGTGTACCCGTACACGCCCGAAGCGGTCTCCGTTGATGGCCCGGCATACGCCGGCGCTGCCGTCCACATCATTGAAACTCTGACCGTCTATCCATGACTGCGACCTACTTCGCTATTGCCACCGACGTTGGCAACGCCAAAGATGCAAACGCAAAGGCCCTCGGCCTGCCGCGCAAATATGTCGCGCTTGCCATTGGCGACGGCGGCGGCGATAACGCCCCCGTGCCCACCCCCAAGACGAGTCAGAAGGCGCTGCTCGGCGAATGGCGTCGTGCGCCACTGAACTCCCTCGATGTCGACCCGAAGGCACCGTCGCAGCTCATTGCGGAACAAGTCATTCCTGAGACCGAGGGCGGGAAGTGGATTCGCGAGCTGGGGCTGTACGATGAGGACGGCGACCTTTGCTACGTCTCGAACGCGCCCCCGACATATAAGCCGACGCTGCCCGAAGGCTCGGGCAAGACGCAGTCCGTGCGGATGATCCTCATCAACTCGAGCGGCGTAAATGTCGAACTGAAGATCGACCCCAGCGTGATCCTTGCGACCCGTGAATATGCCGACAAGGCCATCACAGTCGCAATGAAGGCTCACGTCGAAGCCGCCGACCCTCACACTCAGTACTTCCCGAAGGCCGGTGGGCTTATCACTGGCCCCGTCACCATGGGCCGTGTCACAGGCGATTTCAATTTGGACTGGCTATCCGTGTTCGGACGTATTCGCGGGGTATCGTCCACTGGAGCGCTGACGGCATCCAATGGCAAGGGGACTGGACAGACCTCTCTGCACCTGAAGCGCGAAGATGCGGACGTCGACACGAAGACCTGGGAAATTATGCACGGTAGTAGCGGCACGTTCGCGCTGCGTGCCGTTGCTGACGATTACAAGTCGACTACCACCGTCTTCTCCGTTGATCGGCCCGCCGGCATTACGTCCGCAGTCATGCGCCTGATGCAGAGCGGCGGGCGTCTGCTTATCGCAGGATCGCCCGACGACGGCGTTAGCCCACTTCAGGTCAAAGGTGTCGCAACGTTCGACACGCCTGCACGTGGGGACAACTCGCGCCGGGGCGCAACTACCGAATACGTGACCACCGCGTTAAAGGGCTTCCCGCCGATCTACTCCATTCAGGCGCTGCCAGCGTCGAACGTCGGGCCGATCATAGTCGCGGAGGTTGCCGAGGTCTGGGTGTGGTCCGCAACTCAGTACTACGCCGGCTATCGGTCCCCTCTCTGCGGCCGGCCTTTGGATGGTCACACATTGGCCCCCCTTCCGAGTGAGATCGATGCCGTTGGGGGCACGCTGAGCAAGTTGGCGTACGCGTCGCTGTGGGCTTATGCACAGGAAAACGCGCTGGTTGTCGCTTCCGGTGCCTGGTCAGCCGGCATGCATCGGTTTGTGGATCTGGGCGGGGACAATTTCCGTGTTCCCGATCTGCGCAACCAGTTCCGCCGCTACACCGGCACTGACGCTGACACTGCAAATGCAAGAACGCTCGGAACGTCTCAGCGTGATGCCGACCAACGGGTGACTGGCGGTGCCGGTAGCGTGAGAAATTGGAGCATTTCGGGGGCCTTTCAGGGCAACGGCGATCAGATCTACTTCGACCGTTCGGTTGGCGCTACCGAGTTGTTTGTGAACTCCAGTTTCGACAATGCCCGGGTCATCCGCACGTCATCGGAAAGTCGTCCGACAAACACCGCCTATGCGCCGCGCCTGCATATTTAGACGTGGATTCGTGGCGCGTATGCCGTGTTCGTTGGCGACGTTTCTTTCCCGACCCGAGGGGTGCCGTTCTTGCCGTCCGAAACAGCCCCGGATGTCTTGCTGAAGGTTGTATATGTTTCGCCCCCGCTAGACGGCCCTTTGTCGCCTCCGCCAATGAACGCGAAGATGTTGGCGCCGCCCGGACCGAGGCTGAATTCATGGCCCTGCATGGTGTCAGCTTTGTACGTTCCGAGCGTTCTTGCATTTGCAGTGAAGCGGACGCTACACGTGAATACGAGGTGCATAGGCGGCGTTCACGGGGCGGGTTTCGTTGCCACCCACGTTTGCCGTGGACGCTGCCGGGGTAACACCCCCAGTGATCGCGCTTGCACCAGTTCCGCTCTGTACCGGTTGGGCGATTCCATACGGATGGCTGTGCGCCCGGAATTGATCAGCTTGGCCGCTGCCTAGCGTCCGCGCATTTGCAGTGAAAGTACCTTTAGGAGAAGCACGATGGAACCCAAAACCGTTTACCAAACCGACGAACACGGACGCTTCCTGTATCCGACGACGGCCCACGAACTGTTCCTGTCACCGGGTAAATACAACGTTCCTTATGGCGCCGTCGAAACTGAGCCGCCGGACACGGAGACCGGAAAGGTGCAGAAGTGGACCGACGGCGTATGGAAGCTGGTAGAAGACAATCGAGGCAAGAGCCTCTATGTCGTCCACAGCGGCGACAAGTACTCGCTTAGCACCGTAGTAGAAATCGACGGTGAAAGCGTCACCTATCATGGCGCCGGCCCGATTCCCGCGTGGCTAGCGGAAACGCCCCCCGTGGTCACGACACCGCTGTCTTCTGACGAGTAACGTCATACGTCCGTAGAATCTCGCTCAGATCGAATCCGCGCAGCCTGCTTACGTCCAAGCGGGCTGCGCGCAATCTTTCTCGCCAGCTCGCGGCCGTCCGGGTGGTAGTAACGCAACAGCATGCGGGTGCTTTTGTGTCCGCTTATCTTCGCCAACTCGTGCAACTGGAAGATCGGAGCCAGAACCGACGTCGCTTCGTGCCGCAGGTCATGCAGCCGAAGATCCGTAAAAAACAATGGGTTCGGGCGACGCCCGAGGGAGCGGCATAGCGCTTCGTAATTCGTACGTGCACGCATCCGCGCGCGAATGAAGGCTCGCGTGGCTGCACCCGGTGTCACAGAGAATATCGGCCCTCGCTGCGGTTTTCCGGCGAGGTACTGACGAAGGGTCTCGCGTGCCCAAGGCGTAAGCGGAACGTCCCGAGACGTGCCGTTCTTTGTATCCGGCAAGTGCACAACGCCATGCAACAGGTCCACATGCTCTCGCCGCATGTGACAAATCTCCGCTCGGCGCATCGCCGTTTCAGCGGCCAGGGTAACGATGACCGGTAGCTCGCGCGACGAGGTCGCGCGGATGATCCACTCAAGCTCGCTGCGCGGGCAATCCTCAGCCGATACCCCCCGCATGCGAATCTGCCCCATAACGCGCCTATCGCGAGCGTCATCCACCATCGGGCGACGGACGAGCTGAACGGGGTTCGCCAGCTCGGTCCACCCCCAGTCCTTGCGCGCGACGGTGAAAACGTGGGAGAGAAACGCCAGTCGGCGCACGACCGTCGCTGCTGCCTTCTCGGTCGCCCACTCGTCGCGAAGTGCAATGACATCCGTGTTTCTGATCCGATCGATCGGTCGCCCTGCGATGCGAGTGGACAACCACGTCTTCGCAATCGATTGCTCTGCGGTCTGGCTCTTCTTTAGGGGAGAGACTTCGATTAGATACCGGCCAATGGCAGCGGCAAGGGTTGGGGGCGTGGTCCGCCGAAGGCGACCAGGCTTCATTGCAGGTTTCGACACAGGTAGCGACGTGGTGACGACGTGTCGCGTACTGGAATGGTGCCGGAGCGATACAACCAGGGGACGGGACCTATACGGGTGTTGTGCGAACTGACACGACAACACTCGTCGCGTGCGCCTTGCGCGTGCGTGAGGGATGCTGCGAGCAGGCTCCAACACCCGATGGCGAACGCGTCCGCAGATGCTCTCGGAGTATTGACCAGGCGACGACGTGCTGGGTGTTGGAAAAGACGCGGCGACGTGTCGGGTGCGCTAACACCCCACACGCCCCGCCCCCGCAGAAGTGCCTGCAAGTTTGGCAAGGCCGCGCCACCTGTCGACAGGCCGCGAAACCTTACCACAATTGTGCAAGGCTTTCACATGCAGGAAATTCGCTGCGGTTCGTGCAACCGCAAGCTCGGGGAAGGCGAGTATGTTCGCCTCTCCATCAAATGTGCCCGTTGCGGCACGCTTAATTTCTTGAGGGCCGAGAGTCCCATACCAGCGCGCCATAGAGCGTCGGATATGAGGACACCCTCCCATGAGCAACAAGGCCCCCCATCAACTCGCTGATTTTCAAAATCGCGTCTTCCGAGAAGATGCGTTGAGCGTCATGCGGCGTTTGCCCGACCAGAGCATCGACCTGGTGTTCACCGATCCACCGTATTCATCTGGCGGGCTGCATAGCGGTTCGCGTACGCGCCCGCCTGGCGAGAAGTACATTAACAGCTCGAATGGCCTCTACCCGGACTTCTCTCACGACAACAAGGACCAGCGGTCGTGGACCTTCTGGTGCATGACGTGGCTGGCCGAGGCGTATCGCATCACGCGTGCTGGCGGCTACCTCGTTTGCTTTGTCGACTGGCGGCAATTGCCCAGCCTGACCGATGCGGTGCAGGGGGCCGGATTCATCTGGCATGGCGTTGCCGTGTGGGACAAAACACAAGGCTGCGCGCGGCCGCGCCGTGGGGGCTTCTCAGCTCAAGCGGAATACATGGTGTGGGCGTCGCGCGGAAGCTTGCCGAAGGACTCAGGCACGTTTCTGCCAGGTGTCTTTACCGAGCGCCTACCGCGTCCGAAGCAACATATGACGCAGAAGCCTGAAGAGCTGGCGCGCCAGGTCGTCCGGCTCGTTCCTCCCGGCTCCACGGTGCTTGACCCGTTCGCGGGCAGCGGCACGTTCTTGCGTGCCGCGCAAGAGGCTGGCCACGCGTTCATCGGGTGCGAGCTGGAACCCGCCTATCACGAGATCGCATGTGAGCGACTGAAAGCCGCGTAACGCGCGTTTGCGTGTTCGTTGTTGTGCCGTCACTCGACACAACACTGCGCTCGTGCTTCTCGCGCGAGCGCGAGTGATCCTACTGGCAGGCTTTCCAACACCTCCGGAGGATCTGAATGCCAACCGATTATCACCACGGCGTACGCGTGCTCGAACTCAACGACGGCACGCGTCCCATCCGTACCATCGAAACTGCCGTCATTGGCATGGTGTGCACGGCGGAAGACGCAGATGCGGCTGAATACCCGCTCAACACACCCGTTCTGAAGACGAACGTGCAGGCCGCTCTCGCCAAGGCGGGCACGAAGGGCACGCTCGCGGCTGCGCTCGACGCCATCGCCGACCAGACCAACTGCGCGACCGTCATCGTGCGCGTGGCCGAAGGTGCCACCGACGCGGAGACCACCTCGGCCATCATCGGCGGCACCGCAGCCGACGGCAAATACACCGGCATGAAAGCGCTGCTCTCGGCGAAGAACAAGGTCGGTGTGCAGCCGCGCATTCTCGGCGTGCCCGGTTTCGATAGTCTCGCCGTGTCGTCCGAGCTGACCGGCCTGGCTCAGAAGCTCCGCGCGTTCCAATACGCGTCGGCATGGGAATGTGCCACGAAGGAAGAAGTCGTCACCTATCGTGAAAACTTCGGCGCGCGCGAGACGATGCTGATCTGGCCGGATTTCGTGAGCTGGGATACCACGAAGAACGCCGAAGCGTCGGCCTACGCCGTTGCGCGTGCCCTCGGCATGCGCGCCAAGATCGATAACGAGACGGGCTGGCACAAGACGCTTTCCAACGTGCCGGTCAATGGTGTTACCGGCCTCTCGAAGGACGTCTTCTGGGACTTGCAAGACCCGTCGACCGACGCTGGCTTCCTGAACAGCCACGACGTCACGACGCTGATCAATCACACGGGCTTCCGCTTCTGGGGTTCGCGCACGTGCACGGACGATCCGCTCTTCGCCTTCGAGAACTACACCCGCACCGCGCAGATCCTTGCCGACACGATGGCCGAGGCGCATTTCTGGGCGGTCGACGGCCCGCTTAATCCGTCGCTGGCGCGCGACATTATCGAGGGCGTCAACGCAAAGCTGCGCTCGATGGTCACATCGGGCTATCTGATCGGCGGAGCCGCCTGGTACGACGAGACGGCCAACACCAAGGAAACGCTCAAGAGCGGCCAGTTGTTCATCGACTACGACTACACGCCGGTCCCGCCGCTGGAGAACCTCCAGTTCCGTCAGCGCATCACCGATCGATACCTGTTCGACTTCGCGGCCAAGGTCGCGCAAGCCGCCTAATCGACGTCTCCCGAGGAAACGAACATGGCATTGCCGAAAATTCTCAAGAACTTCAACGTCTTCCACAACGGCGAAAACTGGATGGGCAAATGCGCGGAATTCACGATTCCGAAGCTGGCCCGCAAGATGGAGGCGATTCGCACCGGCGGCATGAATGGCGAGGTCGAAGTCGATCTCGGCATGGAAAAGATGGAGTCGACGCAAACCTACCCCGGACCGATGCGCCAGGTGTACGAGCAGTGGGGCATCTCGAAGATCGACGGTGTAATGCTGCGCTTCGCAGGCTACATCGAGGACGACGATAGCGAAGGCTCCGGCGACTCCATTGAGGTCGTGCTGCGCGGTCGCTACAAGGAAATCGACCCCGGTTCGTCGAAGGCCGGCGACAAGAGCGACTTCAAGCCGACCATGTCTGTGACGTATTTCAAGTACTCCGTGAATGGCACGACCGTTGTTGAAATTGACCTGGTCAACTTCATCGAGGTCGTGAACGGCGTCGACCGACTCGCAGAACAGCGCAAGGCCATCGGCCTGTAATCCATATGGCCGGCTCATCACCGGCCCCTTCTACGCTTCAAAATCCGCGGAATTTCCATCATGAAAGAAATCATCCCCCTCGACACCCCGATCCAGCGCGGCGACAACAAAGTCGAGCAGGTCGAAGTGCGTAAGCCCGGTGCCGGCGAGCTGCGTGGCGTGAATCTTGTCGACCTCGCGCATATGGACGTACTGGCACTCATGAAGGTGCTGCCCCGCATTACGACACCGACGCTTTCGGAACAGGAAGTCGCCCGCATGGACATTGCGGACCTGATGCAGATCGGGATGGCGGTGACCGGTTTTTTGGCTCCGAAATCGGTGAAGGCGGACGCATACCAGCAGACGTCGACGACGCCTTCGCCGACGTTGCAGTGATATTCGGCTTCCAGCCATCCGCAATGGACGACTGGAGCCTCACCGATCTCATCAAGTGGCGCGAACGCGCCCGCGTACGTAGCGGAGCAACTGACGAATGAGCGACGCAGGGCGAAAGCTGCAGCTCGAAGTGCTGTGGAAGACAGTCGACCAGATGACCGCTAACACGCGGAAAATCCTCGGCACCAATAAGGAGATGTCGCGTGGTCTCAAGGAGACACGCGACCGCCTCAAAGAACTCGAAAAGACGCAGAAGACGGTCGGCGAGTTCCGCGAACTCCACAAGGGTCTGCGCGGCACCAGCACGGCCCTGCACGCCGCCGAAGAGCGTGTGCAACAGCTCGCACGCGGCATCAAGGAAACGGAGTCACCCACGCGCGCCATGACGCGCGAGTTCAATGCGGCCGTGCGGGCCGCGCGCGATCTGAACAATCAGCACCAGCAGCAGAGCCAGAAGCTCCAGGCGTTGCGAGATCGCTTGTCGGCCGCCAAAGTCAGCACGCGCGACCTGAGCGCGCACGAGCGTCAGCTTCGCGGCGATATCGCAGCAACCAACGCAGCAATGTCGACGCAACGCGACCGACTGGTGCAATTGCAACGTCAACAGGAGCGAATGAGCGCGGCACGCGAGCGGCGCGACAAACTGCGTTCCGCTGCGGGCGCAATGGCCGGCGCTGGCATTGGTGCCACCGCCGCCGGCGCAGTGCTAGGCATGCCCGTAAAGAGCGGCCTGCACGAGTCGAAGCACATGGCCACGGAGATGCAGCGCGTGCGTGCCCTGGGACTCAGCGATAAGGAGACAAAAGAGGCTATCGACTTCGCGCGCCAGATGAAGACCTTCGGCACCAGCCGCACCGAGAACACTGAATTGATGCGCGACGCGTTGACGGTGTTTGCCGACGCGCACCACGCGGAGATGGTGACGCCGCTGCTTGCGAAGATGAAGTTTGCCAACAAGGCGCTCTACGGCGACGAGAAGGGAGAAGAGAACGACAAGAAGTTCATGGATATGCTCAAGGTCATCGAAATGCGCGGTGGCCTGGCGAGTGAAGCCGAATTCAACAAGCAGGCCAACATGGTGCAGAAGGTGCTGACGGCGACCGGCGGTCGTGTCGGCCCCGAGGAATGGCTCAACCTCATCAAGACCGGTGGCTTGGCCGCGAAGGGCATCAACTCGGACGCGTTCTACTACCAGCTCGAGCCGCTGGTGCAGGAAATGAGCGGCAACCGCGTCGGCACGGCGCTGATGAGCGCGTACTCGGGGCTGTATCAGGGCCGAACGACCAAGCGCGCCGCGCAGAACCTCGACGCGTTGGGTCTCATTGGCGACCGCAGCAAGGTCACGCCCGACAAGGCAGGGCAGATCGCGCACATCAATCCTGGCGCGCTCAAAGGCTCTGAGCTGTTCCGCGAGAACCAGTTCGAGTGGATGGAGCAGGTGCTGCTGCCGGCGCTCGCTGCCAAAGGCATTACGGAGAAGCAAGCCGTGCTTGATGCCATCGGCGGCATCTTCTCGAACCGCACCGCATCGAACCTGTTCGGCCAGATGTACCTCCAGCGCGACCAGATTCGCAAGAATGAGAAGCTCAATCGGGGCGCGGCCGATATCGGCACTCTCGACAAACTCGCGAAGGATAGTCCGACCGGCAAGGAGCTGGACCTGCAGGCGAAGGTTCACGATTTGTGGCTGGAGATGGGCGAGCGCGTCTTGCCCATGTATGTGGCCGGCGTCGAGGGACTCTCCAGCGTCGTCAAGGGGCTGACGGGCTTCATGGAGCGCCACACCGTTGTCGCCCAAGTGGTCATGGTGGCGATTGCTGGCATCGCCGGCGCGCTTCTGCTGATCGGTCCGGCCATGCTCGCTATCGCGGCCGTGCTTGGCCCCCTCGCGGTCATGCGATTCATGATGCAAGCCGCAGGCATTCAGGGCGGCGTGCTGTCGACCGTCATGCGATTGCTCGGTGGGGCCATTCGATTCGTTGGCAGCTCGCTTCTGTGGATGGGGCGCATGTTGCTGACGACACCGATTGGCCTCGCACTGACCGCCATCGCCGTCGCGGCCTATCTCGTCTATCGGAATTGGGACCAGGTGAAGGCGTTCTTCATCGGCGTCTGGAATGAAATCAAGGCCGCGTTCAGCGGGGGCATTGGTGGCGTCGCCGCGCTGATTCTCAACTGGTCGCCGCTTGGCATCTTCTACCGGGCATTCGCTGGCGTCATGAGCTGGTTCGGGGTGGATCTGCCGAGCAAATTCACCGAGTTCGGAGCCAACATCGTGCACGGCCTGGCCACTGGCATCACCTCGGCGGCGTCATATGTCAAAGACGCCGTAGTCGGTCTGGGCGAGCGGACGGTGTCCTGGTTCAAGGAGAAGCTCGGCATCCACTCTCCGAGCCGCGTATTCGCTGAGCTGGGCGGCTTCACGATGGCAGGGCTTGAGCAGGGCATCACGGGCAATCAGGACGGGCCGTTGTCTGCCGTTCAACAGCTCGCACGCCAGATCGCTGGCGCAGGTGCTGGTCTGGCTATCGCTGCCGGCTCGCCAGCGCTGGCAAGCACGGTGTTCGATATGCGCCCGCCGATCTCTTCGCCGCTTCAGAGCGCCGCACCGGCGGCGGGCAACCACTACGAGATCCACATTCATGCGGCACCCGGCATGAATGAGGCGCAGCTCGCGCAGTTGGTCGAGCGCAAGATCATCGAGCTACAGCGCAAGGACGCCGCGCGCGCCCGCTCTCGCTTCGGCGACAAGGATTGAGGAACGCATCATGATGATGGCTTACGGGCTGTTCGTATTCACGCTGAGTACCGTCTCCTACCAGGAACTGTCGCGCCAGCTCAACTGGCGTTATGCCGCAAATCCCCGCATCGGCTTGCGCCCTGACCGGCAGTTCCTTGGCCCAGACGAGGAGCCGATTACGATGCGCGGCACGCTGCTACCGGAACTGACCGGAGGCCGAATGTCGCTCAAGATGCTCGAGACGCTCGGTTCCCAGGGTAAGGCGTGGCCGCTCCTTGAAGGGACCGGCAACATTTACGGCATCTACACCCTTGAGAGCCTGGAGACCACCAGCACGCTGTTCTTCGACAACGGTGCCCCCCGCCGCATCGAGTTCACCGCGACGTTCAAACGGACAGACAACTACGATCTGCGTCTCCTGGGACTCGCGACTGGCCTGCTGGGCGGTATGGCGGGAGATCTTCTCGGGAGTGTTGGCGGTCTCGTTAGTGGAGCCTTGGGGGGAGTGGGTAGCCTAGTTAGCGGAGCCGTTGGCGATGCTGTGGGCGGACTGGTCAGTGGAGTCGCTGGCGGGGTTGTGGGTAGCCTCGCGGGCAATATCGCCAGCGACCTCGCCCGCGATGTCGTCAGCGGTACCGTCGGTAAAGTGGTGGGGAAGGTACTGTGATAGAAGCGTTCGGAAGCCTCTCCGGTCTGGCGGATAGTGCCGTGAGTATGGTCAGTGGTGTCGCGGGCATGGCGGGCAAGTTGCTTGGTGCGCAGGACGACATGGTGCCGGTGCCCATCTACCGAATCACCAAGGACGGCAAAGACATAACGGGGGCATTCACCGGCCGGCTTATCAGTTTGTCGTTGGAGGAGAACCGAGGGTTCGAAGCGGACCAGCTCGATATCGAGCTGGACGACGCCGACGGCACGCTCGAGCTGCCGTCGCGCGGCGCAAAACTCGCGGTGGCGTTCGGGTGGAAACACGAGGGCCTCATCGACAAGGGGAAGTTCACCGTCGATGAGATCACCCATACCGGCCCGCCCGACCGCATCGTCATCCGCGCGCGCAGCGCCGATCTGCGCTCTGGCCTGACGAAGAAGCGGGAGTCGTCGTATCACAACGTCTCGCTGCTCGACCTGGTCAACCTGATCGCCCAGCGTCACAACCTCGGCGCCATGATCGCGTCCGCGCTGGCAAACCAGTTGCTGTCCCACATCGACCAGACTGGCGAATCGGACGCGAGCTTTCTAACCCGCGTGGCGAAGATGTTCGACGCCATCGCCACCGTTAAAGCCGACAAGCTGCTGTTCACGAAGCTGGGTCAATCATTGACGGCATCGGGTAAGCCGCTCTCGCGCCTGACCATCACCCGGCAGCTCGGGGACCAGCATCACTTCTCAGTTGCAGACCGTGAGTCGTTCGATTCCGTGGTTGCGTATTACCAGGACACCCGGGCGGCGAAGAAGGGACAGGTCGTGGTCACGTCAGTGTCGGAGACGAGTACGTCGACGTCGACCGGTACCGCGAACGGCTCAGGCAAGAAGCGTCAGAAGGCGAAGCCGGAAGCGCCGGTGGTCGAACCCACAGGCAACACGAAAGAGCTGCGACATACCTACGCCAGCAAAACGAACGCCCTGCGCGCCGCGCGCGCCGAGTGGCAACGCATACAACGTGGCGTCGCGACATTCTCGATGACGCTTGCGCGCGGCAACGCTGGGCTGTTCCCCGAGGTGCCGGTGTCTGTGCGAGGGTTCAAGCCGCAAATCGATAACACCGATTGGCTTCTCGCCAAGACGCGGCATACGCTCGACTCAAACAGCGGATTCACGACGCAGATCGAGCTGGAGATTAAGGCAACTGAGGTGCCCGACGAGAAGGAGTGACAACGCGCGTGCGGCAACGAGACCGCACGCGACTGTTACCACGCGGGCTAGACGATGAACATTGCCGCAGCATCAAGACCGTCCACGGCACCTTCATTGAGATTTAGGTCCAGCATCTCGATCACCATATCGGCCATTTCATCTTTCGCGCCCCGCTCGGGTTGTTCACTGTTAAGGCGACGATTTAGCGCACCGGCACATAAGTCCGCAAGCTGAACCAACGGATTCGACTTAGACGACACCGATACGATATCAGTCAAAACTAGTTTGTCTCCGTGCACGCGCTTGTACTCAATATTCACTTGCTTTTTCAGATCACTTAGAGCGAACTGATCAAGAGATTGCTCCTCATCCACCGCTGCGGAGACTTTTCTTGGCAAGGACACGCGTTGGGTGTCGACCTCGTGAAAAGCACCACGCTCAAGCATATGTCGGTGAAGAAGCGCGACGACCTCTTCTATTGATCGCTTCGTTTTTGCCTTTTCAACGGCGATCGCCTTAAAGCTAAGAAACTCACGATTTGCGAGTACCACACCCAGGTATTCCCGCAACGTGTCTACGTCCTGCCTACCAAACCGCGAGAAATGCACTTCTCGCTTTGCCCAGGGGGACTTGGCCTTCCATTCATCGATGGCCTTTGACACTTTGTAGACAGATCCGCCGCTCAGAACCCAAACAGCAGCCACGATGACATACCGCGCTGTCTTCCCCGTTTCGTCGGCGTAGACCCACATAACAGGCTGCGGTGCCTGATCGGCAATGACCTCGGCCTCCATCGCCTCTTCATTCTTACGGCGTCGGTTGCGAATTTTTGCGTCGGCCTGATACAGGCCGTACTCGTTCTGAATCTTCGCGCGATATCGAGCTATGAGCGTAGTGCGCTCCAGCTTGAACAGGTCGCGTGCGTGGATGAGTCCTTCGTTGAAAAGCTCCGGTTGGAACGTCTCCCAATACTTGAGGCTCAACGTCACGTCGCTATTTCGAGTGCTTTGGTGAAGATTCAGTATCCATGCGACCTTTGCCCGCACTGTACTGAAATTGCCCGCAGCGACCTCAGCAATAACTTCGGCCTTTTCTTTCTTCAGTCGCGCCCGGCGCGCTTCGTCCTCAACGTCATCCGTGATGTCCCGTTCGCCATCCTCGGGCAAGGCGTCTAACGTTTCCTCTATGGCTTCCATCTTTCCAATCTCCGTATCGATCAAAAGAGCGCATGCCTTCTCAGAACCGCTAAACACTACTTTTTGTTTGCTGGCGTGCCGATTGTTTCCCAATGCGCACCGGGACCATCTAAATTCGGCAGACATTCGCGGGTCTTGCTTCCGGCAATCGGCAGAACGCTCCCCACTGAGTAGACCCCGCTGCCGAAGTAGCATGCATCGCGCCCGGAGCGCCCCTTCGCCTCAATCTGCCCGGTGTAAAACGCCGCAGTAATCCCGATAGCACCGGCGAATAAAACTGACATGGCTACGCCTGCCCAAACTCGCGCGGCCCGAGCTTGACGCTCGACTAGTCCCAATTCGCCGGTCAGACCAATGCAACCCTGGCAGGGCGTCGGGTGAAAATGAATCGTGGGGGCAACACGAGATGCGTCGTACGGCCCGGAAGGCGCATCGACAGCCCAGGAGTCGTTAAGCCCAACGGCGTTGTTCTTCTCAAGCTCATCGAGAAACGACAGGGCCGCCATGAACTCAACCTTGGGAAGATCGAGAATGCGCTCGATGCCGAACCGGGTGAAGATGATGCGATATACGTGCACCAGTTCGACGCCGCCCGCCTCAGCGATGGGTTCGGCCTTCGCCTTGATCGCCTGACGTTGCAGATCCGTGATCGTAGGCAGTGGCTCATTGCGAGGCGCACCGTTGATCGTGATGACGTTGCTTTGAGAGGGGCCGTGTGTGGTGTTGACAATACTGCCGCCGGCCACCTGACCGACGTCACTGTGGAAGTTTTGCTCGTTCATCCCCGAAATCCTTACCCCGCCATCGTTGTGTGTATGCGAGGTTCAACCTGGTAAAGAACTACTTTTTCTTCTTGGTGCTGCCGAACGTGAAGGTTTGCGGAACTGTCACATCGCCGGCGATCTGCTGGCCGATATTTACGCCGCTGTGGAATGTCTGCTGCACCTTGGCTGGCGCCGTGCCCCCGACAAGCGCACCCAATGCCGCTGCTTTCACGGCATCTGATGCTTCGCGAAAACGGCGGACCAAATCTACTTCGCCTTCCGTCAGAGTGCTATCTCCCGGCACCCCAGTCACAACGAAGCTCACATCTACTCCAGCACGGGCGATAGCCGCCAAATAATTTGCGTCAGGACTGCGCACGTTACTTTCGTAATTGCTTTGCGCATTCTTTTGGACTCCTGCGATAGCCGAGAAATCGGATTGATTAATGCCCAAACGTTTGCGTTCGGCTTTGAGTCGCGACCCAATGGTATCCATTTGATGGAAATTTATTGACATTCCCTCAATCGAGGGAAATAATAAGGCTTGTTCAAGGCTTTCAACGAGTATATCGCCATGCCCAGCAAGGCCAAAACTCCCCGTGTCTACTCGCCGCGAGGCGAGGCGGTCAACGAGGTCATTTACGTGTCCGTCACGGCCACCGAGAAGAGCGCCATCAAGGCGTTTGCACGAACCACTACTGGTGACCGCGAGATCACGACTTCATTCGCGTCCCGCTCCCTGATTGCCGTTGCACTCGCGCTTCGCGCCCGCGACGTGAAGACGTTTGAACGTCTGCACGCGACGCTGGCCGAGGACGCGTCCTGTTCCTAATCCGTAGCGATTGGAGGCCGTCGTGTATCTCGATCCGAAAAGTGTCCGCGATAACCGTATGACGCTCCGGCTCAATGACGCCGAGTTGGCCGTCATCACGTCGATGGCGCAGTACCTCGGTGAGCAGCCCGCCGCGCTGGCGCGTGAGCTTCTACTGCGCCAAGCAGCAGAGGCGTTCGGCCTGCTTGGCAATGTATCGCTGGACGCCGCCTAAGCGAAGTCGACAAAGAGCCGCTCATCAGATGCCGGAAATTGAAATTGCCGTTAGTGACGACGAGCTGGAGCTGATCGAACAAGTCCGCGCCACGTTGGCTCTTCCGAGCATTGAGGAGACCGCAACGTGGTTGTTGAAAGTTCGTGTGCGTGAACAGATGGAGCGTGTCGCAGGTCGGCGACGCGCGATTTACGACGTGAAGAAGCGAGGAAGTGCGCGATGAAGATGGTTTGCCCTCACTGCGCGCGGCGTTTGAAGATCCGCACCAGTCGCATCATGTCGCGCCAGACGAGTCAGTTGTATTTCCAGTGCGAGAACGTCGAATGCGCCTTCACCTGCATGGCGCTTCTCTCGATAGTTCATACGCTGGCACCGAGCCAATCACCGGACCCTGCCGTATTTATTCCGACAGGTAAGGCGAAGCTCAAGCAAGACGAAGACGATGATCGGCAGATGGATCTGCTGAACAGCACCGCGTAACTCGCGACACCGAATCACCCCAAGTTCCCCTCGCATCGTGCCCCCTACGGCGCGAGGGGTTTTTTTTGCCCAAATTTCCTGAGCGGGATGAGACAACGATGAATGCAAATGCATTTCCGGCCGATGAGCTGCGCCGCGCACAACGTGCGATGGGTATCGAAGAAACGCCGGTGGAAGCTCTCTCCCCGTACATGCGAACCACTTTGGCAGTCGTCGCACGTTGTGCTTTAAACCGGCCGGCTGCACCACTGCCGCAACCCCGCGAGATCTCTGGCGTTGACGTTAAGCGTCTCTCCGCCGGTGACCGCGATTAACGTAGCAGGAGCAACCATGCGTAACCGCAATACTCGTTGTGACCTGATTCACCGGTCAGCCCTCGGCGGCTACACCATCGAAGGCCCTTACAACCGCAATCGGGGTGTTCGCAGCCTCGTCTTCCGCCTTATCGCGTGGATCAGAGGTGCCCGATGAATATTCGCACTTTCGGGCTTCCGCCGAGCTTTCCTGACTCACTCGTTCCCGATGCCGCAGTCAACTTCATGGCCGAGCATCGCGGTCGAACCCTTGAAGAGGCTATCGACGCCGGAACGGCGCGCGGTTACCACCCCACCGTCTGGCCGCTGCCCCAGATGGCGGGCAATTGGGCATACGGCTTCGGCATTGTTGTCGATAGCCTTGTTGTTCCTTTCATCGTTGACCTGTCGTACTTCCCCGCTGGTCATGCGTGAGGGAGCGCACCCGTGCAAATCAAGGAACCTTCTTTATCACGAGGGAATGCAATGAACCATCGAGCGATCTTCATTATCGAGTCCGGCAAGGCTCTCCACCTGGTCAGACAACACATCAGCGAGCGCAGGCGTGTGGCTCAACAAAACGGGGCAATGTCCGCCGAGATTGGGGCCACTGAGATTTCGACTAGCCGGGACGACGGCACTGTCATGAGCGTCCGGTTCGGCGACAAGCACCATCCAGATTTCACGAAGCCTGGGCGCTACGGTAGCCGTCCTAAGAAGAGAACTGAATGGGCAATGCGATTCGAAGCCCAGGAAGGTTACGACAACCCTGCCTACGTCATCGCGCAGGAGTTCTCAATTCCTTTGAGCGTGTCCTATTCGCTTCCGGACGGCGGCAAGGGGTGGGAGTGCTTGGGAATTCCTCTTAGAGAGTGTGGATTTCTGTTTTTTAGCGCAGTTGGACCGTACGCAATGTGGGTTCCCGACATTCCCGCTGTGATCGCGGATTTCGAAGCACGTGGGTGCGCGGTGGATGAGTCCCTGAAGTCATTTTCGCTTTCCTTTGTGGGGTGCCGACGCATTGAGGAAGAGGAGTGGGAGATTCTCGTGGCACAACACAAGCTTGCGGAAAAGCGCGCCGTTCGCGTCGCTCAAGGCGGGAGCTGCACATGAAAAGCGTTCTTGCAGCGATTGGAGCCGCATGGCTCGTGCTTCAGCTACTCGCCGCGATGGGGGTAATCGATCAGTACGTATGCATTTCTACGTCTGGCGGTTGCAACCAGCAGCGCGTCCTATATACGCGACTCGCCCTATGAGAGGCCTCGCCCGACTCGCTGGCGTCTGGTGTAACGACCGCGTTTTTCTCGCGTGGCTCGAGGATCTCTCTGGCCACGCGTTCACGACCGATGACGCCGTCGAGCTGATCTACCTCAAATGTGGCATCGGCTCGCGGCGTGAGTTGGAGACCAACCCCGACGCCGCTGCGATTTTCTTGACGGAGATTCGCGAGCCGTTCATGCGCTGGCGTGCTGCGCACCCTGACGAAGTAGCCAAGTACTAACTTAGAAGACCATGAAAGACAGCCTTCACAACGAACTTCTGCCCCGCCTCTTGAATGATTACCAGTTCAAGGAGCGCGGTGGCTACTTGCGGCAGGGGGTGTGCCCGGATTGCGGCAAGAAGGAGCTATACACGCACGCCGAACACCCGTGGGTTCTTCGTTGTGGTCGCCTCAGTAAGTGCGCATGGGAGGGACACGTCAAAGAGATCTATCCCGACCTCTTCGAGAGCTGGACCGATCGTTACCAGACGCCAACAGAAGCCAATCCCAACGCTGCCGCCGACGCGTACATGCGGGAGGCGCGCGGCTTTGACGTTTCCGTTGTCGGCGGGTGGTACACACAGGAGCAGTATTTCGACCGTGAGGCGAACGCGGGCACGTCGACCGTGCGCTTTCCGTTCGCTGGTGGGTATTGGGAGCGACTCATCGACAAGCCGGGGCGTTTCGGCAAGAAGAAAGCGCGCTTCAATCCCGGCCTTCAATATCAAGGGCAGTGGTGGAAGCCGCCGGTACTGGTATTTCAAAGCGTTCGCGAGCTTTGGCTCGTCGAAGGCATCTTCGATGCGATTGCGCTCCATCACCATGACATCGCCGCCGTGGCCGTGATGTCATGTAACAACTATCCCGAGCATGCGCTGCGCGACCTCGCAATGTCGTTATCGGAGTCTGGCAAAGATCGCCCCACCCTTGTCTGGGCACTCGACGGCGATGCCGCTGGCAGCAGCTTTACCCGCAAGCACGTCGAGCGCGCACGGGAGTCCGGCTGGAAGTGTTCGGCCGCGCAGATCCCGCAGAGTGGCGGACGCAAACTCGACTGGAGCGACTTGCATCTGCTCGACAGGCACCACGACACCTCGAAGCGTCACCGGCTTTCCAAGGACGGCTTGGCTGAATACCGCCATCACGGCGCGGTGCTGATCGCAAAGAGTGCCAGCGAGAAGGGCATGCTCATGTACTCGCATAGCGACGGGCATCGTTCTGAGTTCGACTTTGAATTCGGCAAGCGGCTGTACTGGTTCAAGTTCGACCTTGATCGCTACAACAAAGCGCGTGACGAGATCGAAGACGGTCCCCAAGCCGCTGACATGAGCGACGAACAGAAGCGCGAAAAGGCGTTGCAGCAGGCTGGCAGCATCCGCCCAATCGCCAACTGTTTTCCGATGCCGTTGTACTTCCAGCAGAATCGCATCACCGACGAAAGCTGGTACTACTTCCGCGTGCAATTTCCGCACGACGGCCCCGCCGTGAAAAATACGTTCTCCAGCTCGCAGATCTCCACCGGCAGCGAGTTCAAGAAGCGACTGCTCGGGATCGCACCAGGTGCGGTCTATTCCGGCACGAGCGGCATGCTCGAGCGGATGATGGAGCGCCAGCTCTTCAACATCAAGAGCGTGGAGACGATTGACTTCATCGGTTACAGCCGCGAGTACGGTTGCTACGTTCTGGGTGACCTCGCCGTCAAAGACGGTCGCGTTCACCAGATCAATGGCGAAGACTTCTTCGAGATCGGCAAGCTTGCAGTGAAGTCGCTGAATCAGTCTGTGGCGCTCTCTATCAACGACGATGCAAAAGAATATCGGGACGACTGGCTGAACCTGTTGTGGACTTGTTTCGGTGCCAAGGGACTGGCAGCACTGGCCTATTGGCTCGGCTCGCTCTTCGCCGAGCAGATCCGCGCCACGCAGAAATCGTACCCGTTTCTTGAGATCGTCGGCGAGGCTGGCGCGGGCAAGTCCACGTTGATCGAATTCCTCTGGAAGCTGTTTGGCCGACGCGACTACGAGGGATTCGACCCAAGCAAGTCATCGCTGGCAGCACGCGCGCGCAATTTTGCGCAGGTGTCTGGTCTGCCCGTCGTCCTGATCGAGTCAGACCGCGAGCGTATCGGCGAGGACAAGACACACGTGAAGTCGTTCGATTGGGACGAGCTGAAAACGGCGTACAACGGCCGCAGCGTGCGCGCCCGAGGCATGGCGACCGGCGGCAACGAGACGTATGAGCCACCGTTCCGTGGCGCTATCGTCATCAGCCAAAACGCCACGGTGAATGCGTCTGCCCCGATCCTGCAGCGCATCGTGCATCTGCACTTTGACACGTCCGGCCAGACGCCGCGCACTCGTGAAGCCGCGATTGCGCTCGAGAGCCTCCCAACCGAAGTGGTGTCGGGCTTCATTCTCAATGCAGCCAAGGCCGAATCGAAGATCCTCAAGACGATTGAAGAGCGATCGGCAGTGCATGAAAAAGCGTTGCTCGCGCTACCCGGTATCAAGTCCACCCGTATCGCGAAGAACCACGGCCAGCTCATGGCGTTGGCCGACGCGCTGTGCCACGTCGTCGCGCTCACCGACGAGCAGAAGGCCCAGCTCGCTAGTCAGGTGGAAGCGATGGCGCTCCAGCGTCAGGAAGCGATTAACGACGATCACCCGATGGTGCGCGAGTTCTGGGAAGCGTTCGACTATCTCGACGGTGCCGACCATCCCCGCCTGAATCACTCGCACGATCCTGAGCTGATCGCGGTGAACCTCAACCACTTCGTGCAGGTTGCGGCCGACCGGCGCCAGCAGATCCCGTTGTTGCGCGATCTCAAGCAGGTGTTGCGCACCAGCAAGCGCCGTCGATTCATCGAGTACACGACCGTGAAAAGCGCAATCTATGCCCGCGACGGAAACCCTACGGCACCGACGACCATCAAGTGCTGGCTGTTTGCGAAGGAGGCGTCGTGAGTCCTTATCTTTCCCGTGAGGAAGTGCGCGAGCTGACCGGAACCCCGATTCGCAAGCGGCAAGTTCGCTGGCTGCTGGCCAGCCGGTGGCCGCACGAGATTGACTCGCATGGCAGGGTGCTGATCGCTCGAGCGTATCATGACAAGCGCTTGGGGATCGTCAGCGGCTATATCCCACCTGACGCGCGCCCCACTCCGCCTCCTCTGAACCTTCAGGCAGCGTAAATGGGACGTAAGCCAAACAACGCGGGTGCGATACCGAATTTCCGGACTCGATTGAACCGGGACGGAACGGCCCGCTACTACTACGACTACGGCTGGGCGGACGGAAAGCGATCGTTGGAGCCGCTCGGTAGCGATCGTCAGGCCGCACTGCTCAAGTGGGCGGAGATCGAAGGGCTGCGCACCGCCGCAGCCGTCGACGTGCGGCCGACGTTTGTCGCGCTGGTCACCGAGTATCGGAAGAAGGAGTTGCCCGCCAAGGCGCTGTCGACACGACGCCTCTACGACATCATCCTCACCCGCCTGCAGGGCACCCTAGGCGAGCGAGCGCTCGACGACATTCGCCCAGCGGACGTGGCCCAGATCTGGCAGGCGACGGCGGAGAAACGCGGCGTTGTCACCGCCAATCGCACCAAGGCGGTGTTGTCGTTGACGCTCAATCAGGCTCGTTTGTGGGGCCTCATGACACAGGCAAATCCGTGCGTTGGTGTTCGCGGCCGTAAAGAAACCGGCCGCAAGGGCGTACTTGTCTCCGACGAGCTGTACGACGCGGTTTATAAGCACGCCGACCTGCCGCTTCGCAATGCGATGGATTTGGCCGATCTGACGAGCCAGCGCCCCGGCGATCTGCTCGCCGTTCGGCGCACGGACGTATCGAATGGATACCTGCGATTCTCGCAGGCGAAGACCGGCAGCGTTGTCGTTATAGAAGTCACCGGCGAGTTGAAGAAACTCGTAGACGCGTTGCTGGCGTGGCGAGGAAGCGAGGTCGACGTCTCGCCCTACCTGCTGCGCGATGAGAAAGGGCACCCGCTAACGCGCGGACAGCTGCGCTCGCGCTTCGACAACGCGCGGGACAAGGCCAAGATCGACAAGGCGGATTTTCAGTTCCGGGACTTACGCGCTCGGAGCGTCACGCGCAAAGCGATTGAGTCGGGATTGGAGGAGGCTCAACGTCTCGCAGGCCACACAACGCCCGGGATGACAGCCCACTATTCGCGTGGCGCACGCCCCGTAAAACCGTCTCGTTGA